CTCGGATACTCCATGCTGACCTCCTCGGTTTCATGGGAAAGCCCGCCCCGGCACGCTGGCCGGAGCGGGAGATTTATCAGCCTGCGAGCCGATAGGTGACGAACGTGGCCGCGGCGGTTTTCCGCGTGCGGAATATCGCGGACGTGGTGGCCGCAACCGCGCCGGCGCCCACGACGGTATGACCCGAAGCGGCGGCCGTAACGGTGAAGGCGTTCGCGCCGCCCGTGTTGATGGCCGCCCAGTCGAAGCTCTCGCCGATTTCCATCTGGAGCGCGGCGTCCATGACGGCCCCGGTGTCCAGGGTCGCCGTGACGGCGGCCGCCGTGGTCGAGGTGACGATGCCGGAGGCGATCATCGCAGCGGTGAGGGTACCGGTCGCGTTCAGCACTCCCGGCGCACCCTGTCCCCGAAGGCCCCGCCTCTCGGTCGGTACGGCCGAGGTCCCGACGGCGACGAACGCCTCGGAGGGCCCGGCCTCGACGAGAAGGGTCGCGGCGGCGGCGAACGCGGCGGACTGGTAGTCGGCGTCCGCCGGAACGTCGTCGAACAGCACCTTGGTCGGCGGCATATTCGGCAGCCCGGCGTTGAGCTGGTAGATTTTGACGGGGCTCTTGGAAAACACCGCAACGATGTCGGTCGCCGCGACGTCGATTTCCACGGACCCGAACGGATAGATTTTCGTAGACATGCTTTTTACTCCTCTCTGTTTTCAAGGGGCAGGGCCTTGTCAGCCCCGCCCTAGTGCTTAGACCTGGTTGAACAGCATGATGCCGGACATTTCCGGCTGTTTGTTGACGACCCCGAAGAGACAGTCGAGCCGGTACAGCGTCTTCATCGTCTTGATGTCGTACTGCTTCTGCATCACCAGCTCGATGCCCATATCGGTGGACCCTCTCATGACCTTTGCGCCGGAGTCGGCGGGAACCGCATACCGTCCGGGGAGGATTTCGATGGCGTCCTTCTGCCAGAACGGGTTCGAGGGAGCGGCAGCGGTGTTCAGGAACACGATGGCCGAGTTGGCCGCCGGGGTGTTGACGACGCAGTTTTGGTATTCCCGTTCCGCGTCGGTTCCGCCCTGGGCCGAGATCATCGGCGGGGTCATGACCAGAGTGGTCGCCGTCAGGACTTCCACAACGCGGAAGGTTTTCAGCTGCCCCGTGGGCTGCTTCGTTATGTGGTGTACCGCTTCAACGGTCGCGATGGTGAAGCAGTCTCCGGCCGCAACGTTCACGGTCGAGTTCCACGTCACGGTCTGGAAGCGGTTGTCCACGTTGTTCCGTTCACCGGTCGCCGCCGTGCGGGTCGCCGCCGGGACGTACACGTTTCCGCCAGCCGCCAGGGTGGTCATGGTCAGGGCCGCACCACCGGCCGCAGCAGCAATGCGCCGCGCGTAGTCGAGTTTGAAAGTCTCGAAGCCGGACACCGTTCCGACGTAGCTCCGCTCGTAAGCGGTGGTCGGTTTGCCGGGCATGTACTGGCGAGTGGCGAGGTTGTTCGCCATGCCGTTGTAGTCCCGGGTGGAGAGCGCGAGGAACCGGTCGTAGTCCGGAACGCCCTGCTCGTTCATGATTGCGTCGCACAGCGCGACGTCAACATAACCGGTCGCACCGACACCGACGCGGGGGACGACGAGCGAGCCCTGGAGGGACGCCACGTTGAGCACCGCGACGTTGATGTCGCTGGACAGTTTCTGCTTCGCCGCTTCGCCGAGCCGGTTTTCCTGGAGGGCGTCGCGCAGTTCCGCCGCGGTCATGACCCACGGAACGGACCGTTTATGCCCCAGGGTCGCCGGGACGGACAGCTGGGTCCGGTCGCGGAAATTCGCGGTCTGATCCTCGCCGTCGTAGGACTGCGCGATATACGGCTGCGGCCGCCAGATGACATCCCCGGTCCGCTCCATCGTCGCCTGGTCCGTGCCGTACACGGACACATTTTTCGCCATGACGAGCGCGTCCTGAAAGCCTTCGAGGATGTCCTCGAACGCGACGCGTTCTTCTTTGCTGAACTCATTAGCCATTTGTTAGCTCCTCTTGTTTTTCTGCCTTTTGTAGGCCGAAACTTTTGTGTAATCGCCGGTTCTCTCCGCTTCCGCGCGGAGCCGTTCCAGCGTTGCGTCCACCGCTCCCGACACGCGGCCGTTTCCGGTTACGCGGGTTTCGGGCGGGGTCGCCGGTTTTTTCTCACTCACTTTTAACTGCGCCTCCAAGCGCGCGACGGAAAATGCGAACTCCACGGGGTCCTTGATTGCTCCCAGGGCGGCGGCCTTCGCCGGGTTCTTCCCGAGGGCATACACGAGAAGCGCGGCGTTTTTCGCCCCGCTTACGATGATGCTCTGCTGAGCCGTGTCGAGGTGAGAGACGACAACCGCCTCCGCGTCCTCGTAGTCCTCGGCGCCAAGCGTCAGTTTGGCCCGTTCGTAACTCCCGAGCTTGTCCTGCCATTTGCGGGCGTTCTCCTCGGCTTCGGCTTTCTGCCGGGCCGCCTGTTCGTCGATTTTGAGCTTTTTCGCGTACCACGCCGCGAGGTCTGCCTCGTATTTCCCCGTATCGTAATCCACGCCCTCAAGCGTCGGCTTCTCGCCGAGCACGATCTCCGCGGGCCTTCCCGCGGCGGGGGCCGCCTGCTGGAGCTGCCTGAGCTGCCGCTTCAGTTCGCGGTTCTGCTTCCGCATTTCCTTCACCCACGCGGGGGCCGGACCGTGCGGAATCTCTTCGGGCTCTTCACCGATCGCGACGGAGAACTCGTCATCCGGCGGAGCGTTGCCGCCTTCCGCCTTCTCCTGCGGTTCGTCCTTCACGCCTTCCGCAACGTCGCCCTTCGCCGGCTCTTCGGTGACAACCTCCTCGGTCTGTACGGTCTGCTCTTCCTCGACCACGTCTTCCGTCAACACTGCCATTGCGCTCTCCTCTCGGTCCGTTCTTACACGCCGGGACCGGCCGGCGGAATATTCGGTGCCTGCGCCGCCTGCGCAAGCTCTTGTACTGTTTTCAGGACGGCCTCCCGGGCTTTTTCCCGGAGACCGGATAGGATTTCCATCGTCTCCGCCCGGGTCTTTTCGACCTCGGCGGCAATCGCCACCGCGTCAGCCCGGGCCTTCATCGCCTTCGCGTTCGCTTCTTCCGCCATTGCGGAGGCCAGGACCATCTGCGGGTCCGGCCCCTGCTGGGCCTCCGCCATGGCCGCGGCTTCCTCGTCGGTCGGCTTCAGGACGCCAAGCTGGACCAGCTGCTTTCGGTAAAACTCCCGCGCCTCGGCGACCCCTTCGCCCTCCATGTTCAGCATGACCATCGAGGACAGAACCTTCTGCGTCTCCGGGTCCGCGGCCACGGCGAGCATTTTCACCAGCGCGCGCACTGTCGCCTTCCGCCTGGACGAGGAGGACGGCCCCACCTGGACCGTCACGTCGAACTTCGCCCGGGAAAGGTCGTTCTCCGCGATAAGCGCTCCGGTTTCCGGGTCCTTGCCGGGGACGCCGAGCGTGACGCTGGAAAGCTCGTCCTGGGGGCCGACGACCTTCATCTCCCGGCCCTCCTCGACGTAGAGCTCCCGGGCCATGGACAGCCACACCTCGCCGACGCGCCGGACGGTCTTCGCGAAGTTTGAGACGTAGATATACGTCTGCATGTCCATGCGGTCCTGAATCATCTCCACGGCCTCGCCGGAAATGTTCGAGACCATTTTGTCCGCGCCCTGCTGGTTGCCGAGAATGTCCTGCATGTCCTGCTCGGTGATTTGCAGGAGCGCCGCCATCGCGGGCGGAATCGCCGGGGGTTTCGTGTACCCGATGGGCCCCGCCGGCATGGGGTTCCCGGAGGCGTCGGTCACGGGATTGACGAGCATATACGGGTAGTTCTTCAGGTTGTCCTCGGCCCACATGACCTGGTGCCCGGCGACCTGCTCCGGGGTGAAAATCGGCTTCTCGATTCCGGAGGACGCGGAGAGCTCCCCGAGCTTTGAAAGCTGCATGTTTTTTAGCCGCTGCGGGTCTTTCGCGAGCCGCACATGCCCCATGCACCGCTCGATGCCGTCCACCATCCAGCGCTTGCCGTAGGTTGGTACAACCGGGATGTGCTTCCCGGCGATGTATCCGCAGTCTTCCAGGACCTTGCCGCCGGACATGATATATTTGTGCACCCGCCGGGTTTTGATGCGCTTCCGCCGCTCCATGTCCTCGCGATACCCGGTCGCGGCAAGCTCCCCGGCGAGCTCTCCGTCGGCCTCCAGCGCCGAGCGCAGGACGCGCCGCTCGTCCCCGGTCGGGCCGCGGAAAAGCAGCGACAAGTCCGAGGCGTCCTCCACGGCGTAATATTCGGCGACGACGACCTGGTCCGGGGTGGACCAGTCAAACTCGGAGTCGGACACTTCTTTCGGCCACGTCGCCGGGTCGTCGTTCCACGCGGCGATGTACGCGTCGCGGGTCATGAAGGAGAGGAGGAAACAGAACTTCGCGTCTGCCTTGTCCTGCCGGCGCGCGTCCAGGTCGAAAAACACGCAGGCGTCCGCGTCGTACACCGGCTCGATCCTGATGCGCTGCCGCTCGTCCTCCGGATCCTCGTCGTCCTCGTAAACTGCCCGGAGGCGCACAGCCCCGAAGCCCCCGCCGACGGCCTCCTCGAAGGCGTTGTCGTAGGCTTCCTCTGCCCCGGAGTCAACCTCGTCAGCCCGGAAAAGCCCATCGCACATATCGGCCAGCTTGTCGTCCCCGCCGGCCTTCGGGACGAAATCGGCGGTGATGCGGTTGTTGCGGTACTCGTTGATGATGCGGATAACCGCCAAGTGGACCTTGTTGACCTCGAATTTCGGACGGTTCTCGAACTGCTCCGAAAGCTCCCCCTCCCACTGCGCGCCCGCGATGGAATAGAACCGCCGGTCCTGGAGGCACTGCTGGCGCTCGTCACTGACCGCGGTCTGCACATGAGCGAACCGGGAAAGCGCATCTGCGTGGACCCGGGCGAGCCGTTCAGCTTTTGTCATGTTCGCCATTTTCACCGTCCCCTTTCACGAACAGGAGGTGCGAATTATCAGCCGGCTTTTCTGCCGGCACTTCCTCAACGCGGAAGCCGCGCGCTTTGTGCGCAACGGCCGCAAATAAATTGCGCAGGTGCGCACTCATGCGCATAAAAAAGCCCGGAGTCCCCCTCGAAACCCCGAGCTTACGTGCAAGCCGCTTCGCCTGCTTCACCGTCGCGCCGTTGTACAGGTCCTTCGACGCCTGGAAAAGCTGCGCGTTCGTCATGGCGGCAATCTCCCGCGGGGAAAGCCTCCGGGACTTCCGGACGCGGAACTCCTCACACATCGTTTGGTAGGAG